TGAAGGCGGCGATTCGGCATTCGCACCAAATGCAGTGGCCTTTATCAAAGAGCTTACGAAACATAAGAAGGTGGTTGCCGGTTTTGAACCCTACGGCTCAACAATGCAAGCTGTTGAGTTCGACCTGACAGGTGTTGACAAAATTGCGCAGGAAATTTCAAAGGCCTGTAATTGGAAACTGTAAAGTTTAAAAACTAAAACAACCTCGCTCCGGCGGGGTTTTTTTATGCCCGGAGAAAAGTGAATGTCTGGTTCAGTTAATGCAGGCAGCATCATCTATGAAGTGGATATGGACACCGCTCGCCTGCTGGCGGCCCGCCGCGAAGTAGACGCCGCGCTAAGTGGTATGAATGGAACGGTTGGTCGTCTTGATGCCACAGTGACGCGAGCTGAGCGCTCTGTCGCTTCTATGCAGCGCACCATGTCCAGCCTGAGCGGAGTTGCTCGCGGCCTTATCGCTGCCATTTCTGTGCAGCAGGTAGCCGCTTATGGCAACGAGTGGGTAACCGTCAATAACAAACTGGCTAACTCCGTTCGGGCCAACGAATCACTGGCGGAAGTTACTCAGCGCGTTTTCGACATTTCCCAGAACACCATGAGCAGTCTGGCGGCTACTGCAACTTTGTATGGTCGCCTCGAGCGTGCAACACGCAGCGCCGGCACAAGCACTAAAGACCTGATCACGCTGACCTCAACCATCAATAAAGGCCTTGCGGTCTCAGGTGCCACTACCGAAGAAGCCAGCTCAACCATGACGCAGCTTTCTCAGGCGCTGGCATCCGGCGTTCTGCGCGGCGAAGAATTTAACTCCATCTCGGAGAACGGCAGCCGCCTGGCTGTGGCACTGGCTGATTCATTGGGTGTCACCATTGGCCAGCTCCGTGCCATGGCGGCGCAAGGTAAGCTAACCACTGAAGTCGTTGTGAATGGCCTCCTGCAACAGAGCGGTGCGATCGCCAAAGAGTTTGCCAATACAGTAACCACGATGGGGCAAGCCTTCACGATCGCCACCAATAACATCACTAAGTTCGTTGGGGAAAGCTCAAGCGTATCGACCACTATTCGAGTGTTTAACGATAGCGTTATCTCGCTTAGCCAGAATCTTGATGTTGTAGCGAATGCAGTCGGAGCAGCTGCATTAATATTTGGCGGCAGATTTATTGGTGCATTGGCCCTTGCTACGCAAACCCAGTTCAAGCAGGCAGCAGCTTCAATCAGCCAAGGTATTGCCACTAGGTCCAGAGCAAAAGATGAACTTGCTGCCGCTCTGGTAACCCAAAGAAAGGCCATGGCTGACAGGGGTGCTGCAGAGTCAGCATTAAACCTTTCACTGATGGAATATCAGGTAGCTAAGGGGAGTGCAGCAGAAGCGACAGCATTAGCAAACGTAATACGGCTAAGAACTGCTTATACCGAGGCGGGGCTAGCCGCAGCACAAGCTAACAACGTAGTTGCAGCATCACAAGCAAGATTAGCCGCTACCGGACTAACCGCTGCGAATGCCATGAAAACAATCAACATGGTTACTGGTCCGCTTGGAGGACCTCTTGGCGTTATCGCGATCGTTGCTGCTGGCTGGTATCTGTATGCACAGCGACAGCAGGAGGCCAGAAAAGCAAGTGTCGAATTTGCGAATTCTCTTCCGAGTGTCATTTCGAAGCTGAAAGAAATGAATCTCGCTCAGGCTCAGGGCGTTCGTGCGGATACGATTACTTCGATTAAAAACCAGAAAGAAGAAATCGCCGACTTAGAAAAAAACATTGCCAAACTTAATAAAAAATACCAAGAACGAATTGATCTGGCAGCTCAGATGGGCGGCGGTGATGAAACTAACAACGGACATTTACGCGTTGCGAGCGATCTCGCTAACGAACTGGCGAAAGCAAACCGCGATCTCAATACCAAGGTAAGAACTCTCAAGGACTCACAAGATGCATTGAGGCTTATCAACGTTCAAGTGAATGAAGGCATCGTGGCGCAAATGAAAGCCGCCAGAGATGGCGCATTGGCATTAGCTGAAGCGGAGAAAAAGGCCTCCTTCCTTGGACAGACTCAATCATTCCTTGCGGGCAAGCTAGGAGAGTCTACTGCAGCATTGCAGAAATTTAATGCCGAAAGCTTGAAAATTAATTGGGGTGGCAGCGATGGAGAAAAGCTCATCAAACAGGCAGAGCGCCGATTAGCTTTATCCAAAAAAGAAGGTGATGAGCGTCAACGACTACAAGCAACATATGATGCCGAAGATGCCGGGGTTGTTGATCCTAAAGCTATCGCGAAGTTACAGGAAGTATATGTAAAAACCAATCAAGCTAAAGAAGCAACTAAGGATAAAAAGAAAGAGGACAGGGAGGCTGCCGCTGAAAGTAAAAAGGCTGCGAGCCAAGCAGAACGCAACACAAGAGTGTTGGATGAGTACCGGCAGAAAGCGGATTTGTCTGCTGATTCAACTAGCGGCCTTTCTCGCGAGCAAGCAATACTTGCAGCTAAATTGAAATTAACGAATCCCACCCCGCAGCAAATATCTCAAATTGAAAAGGATGCAGCGGCCGCATGGGACAAGGCGGCAGCACTGAAGGCTCAATCCGCAGTGCCTGAGCTGAAAGAAAATGCCGACTACGCCGCACAAAAGTCTCAACTGGAAATGATTAAGGCGGCGAAAGATGCGCAAGGAAATCTGCTCATTACACAGCAGCAATATAGCCAGCAATCAGAGCAGCTGGAGCAGCAGCACCAGGCCAACCTTGCGAAAATCCGCGCAGATCAGGTTGTAACCCCTCAGCAGGCCGCTGCCGGCACAGTCGACCCTGTGCAGCAACTTGCCAATGAAAATGCTCAAAAGCTCGCGCTAATTCAGCAGTTCGAGAATCAAAAAGTCCTTACTGAGCAGCAAAGCCTCGCCTTGCGTAATTCTCTGAACACGCAATACGACCAACAGCGCACAGCAGCAATGTGGACGATGTGGCGCAACCAGAGCGTTGGTAACGAGGCAGTGGCTGCGTCATTTGACTCTCTGGCTGGCAATGCTTCCAATGCTTTCACCGGAATGGTTACCGGCAGCATGACGGCTGAAGAGGCAATGTCATCTCTTGCAAGTAACGCCATCAACAGCCTTATCAATTCCTTCGTTCAGATGGGCGTTGAGTGGGTTAAATCCGCAGTGATGGGTTCAGCAGCCCAAACAAACGCTGTTGCCACTACCACGGCAGCTTCTGTTGCTGGTACTGCGACCACTACAGCTGCCAGCACAACTGCAGCTGGCGTAACGCTGGCAGCATGGACTCCGGCGGCACTGGTGGCATCCATTGGTTCGTTTGGTGGCGCTGCCGTAGTTGGTCTGGCGGCATTGCTTGGTGTCATGGCTCTGTCAGGCTCGATTGCTGGCAAGCGTAAGAACGGCGGCCCGGTATCGGCTGGATCAATGTACCAGGTAGGCGAGGGCGGCATGCCTGAAATCTACCGGGCCAGCAATGGAAGCCAGTACATGATTCCCGGAGATAACGGTTCGGTCATCAGCAATAAAGACCTGAGCTCAGGCGGTGGTGGTCAAATTCAGGTTTCCATCCAGTTTAATGATTACACGACTGGATCACATACCTATGACGCTCAGGCAACGCAAAGCGGTAACAGTGTTACAGTGCAGGCGTTTATAATGGATATGAATCAGGGCGGACCTATGAGTCAGTCGATTACCAATAATCTGCAGGCACCGAGGAAGGCGAGAGAGTAATGGAAATTAAACCTGGTGAAACTGGAAGCATGAAACTTGCCATCGGCGAGGAAACTATTATTAACCATAACAGGCCCGCGCTCTACCAAGTGGTTACTTCTGGTGGCTCTGTGATTGAAGTTGAGTTGCCGGGTGGGGTTGATTTCAAAATCAAAAACGAAGGCGATATAGCCAGCATTAAATTAATCCTCTTCGACGCTCCCTCTGGCCCCACAGAGATTGTTTAACTGACCCGCTTAGGCGGGTTTTTTATTGCCTGAGGAATGCTATGGCTATCCCTTACCCTGACTGGCTCCCGCTGGCTCAGAAGTCGAATAAGAACGTCACTAATGACACGGGTTTTCGTACCGACCAGCCACAGGTAGGTGCGCCCATATTCCAGAAGCTGACGGATGACCTGAAGACCTCGTTTAACCTGACGTGGATATTCACCTCAGCACAGCACAGGGCGTTTTATCAGTGGCTGAGAAGCCCCAACTATCTGGATAACGCCAATCAATGGTTCAGCATGCCCATATCTACGGGAACTGGCGACAGTGGTCTGGAAGAACAGGAGCTGCATTTCACTGCATACCCCACCTGGAACCAGAGTGGCTCAACGTTCACCTGGACAGGTACGGTAATCGCTCGCGAGCTGAAAAACTCTGATGATGACTTTGATGACATCATTATCGAGCTGCCTCCGCCGTGGGGCAGCTGGCTGGATATTGTGGTGACTGGTTATCCCGACAATCGAGATTCTGAATCACTGCCGAGGGTGCCATAATGCCAACATTCCGAGAAGTTAAAAGCCAGCGGCCAAATCAAATCCTTTACGACACGCTCACGTTCAATAGTCCGGTGTTTGGTTCTGTTCTTCTGGTAAATCGCCAGATATTCCCTAAAACGTTTGCTGGGCAGGTTTATCAGCCTTGCCGAATGGAGGTGATCGAGAGCCAGCAAAGCAGTACGCCGGTCATTGACTGCTCCGTGAAGTTTGGTCGGCTGGCTCAGGACTTTAAACAAAAGCTGAAAGCGTGGAAAGCATACGCGCGCCTGACGCCTATATCTGCTACTTATCAGCAATTCGATGCGCGAGATATGAAAACGCCACTCAAGCCGTGGACCCTATACGTGTCTGATGTGTCAATGGATGACACTGACGTTACCTGCACATTGACCCTGAAGAATCCGGTAAACAACAACGTTGGCCGCCTCTATACGATCGAAGAATTCCCCGGACTACAAAATGCTTAAAGATGAATTTCTTAAAAAAGTTGAGGGGATTCCCTGGCGCAATCGCGCCTGCAGCTTTGAGGGGGCCGATTGTTGGGGATTGATTGTGCTGTATTACCGTCACGTGCTTGGAATTGAGCTGCATGATGTGCCGGGATATGAAGCAGACAGCGATTTTGCAACCTGCTTTTTTAACGAGATCGTTTACTGGCGCAAAGGTGAAACCTTCTGTGAGGGCGATATGTTTGTTGCTTTTTACGGAGCACAACCGGTTCACGTTGGTTTAGTGATTGATGGGATGGCGCTCCATAGCCGTGGAGAAAACGGTCACGTCCGTTCTGATCAAATGCGCACTATCCAAAAGCTTTTTACCAAAGTGGAGTTTTATTCGTATGCCAGTTATAGAGATCCAGCGCGTTCCGGGGCTGCCTAAAGAACGCGTAGAAGTTCCTGCGGGGACGCTGCTGAGTGAATGGCTGGGCGAATCAAACTTGCATGCTGAAATGCGCGTGAATGTTAATGGACGTGAGCTGCAAGATGATGATGAGGTCGGTTTTTCGCTCAATGAGAACGACAGGATAATCATATTTGACCAGCCTAAAAGCGGCGGCTTGGTAGGAACGCTGCTTAACCCTCTAGAGCACTTCAACCCCATCAAGTTCACCCAGAAAGTAATGAGTGGGCTGATCAAGCAGCCGAACGCCAGCGCAGCTGCCGGAAACAGTAAAACCTCGCCAAACAACAGCGTGAAAGGACAAACGAATATCGCTCGTAATGGAGAGGCAAAGCCAGATAACTTTGGACTTATTCGCTCATTCCCTGACCTTATTCAGGAGTCGTTATTTGAGTATTCAAACAATGAAAAATTCATCACTGAATGGATGAACTTCGGTCTTGGGAAATATGATGTAAGCAATATCAGATATTCCGAGTCAAACCTTTCGTCACTTGCCGGCGCCAGTTATACAGTTTTCCAGCCAGGCGAGAATATTGGATCGGTTAATGTTGGGTTTGCGTTTGATGGTATTGATGGTCAGGAAGTTTTGGGTGCGAACGAGAACGATGGTGTTGTCGTTGAAACAGCTACCTCAACAAGCCTGATTGAAGCGGGATTCATCAATAATCAGGCAAGAATTAAGATAACCAGACAGTCTTCGTTCGCTTACTTTTTTGATTTGCCAAAACCTCACGCCGTAACGTTTACTGTCAACGTAACCTACAACTCAGGTAGCGGTTCAGTAACACGCGATGCAACGTTTAGCGGAACGCTGATTAGTGCAGCGCAGACCGACAACGGATCTGTTACGGCTCCTATCTACTACTACACATTTGTTATTGGCTCATTGTCAGGAGCTGACGCTGGCATAGTCCCGGCAAATGCGACGATTAACCTGGTGAAGTTCATTCTGAACGATAACGAGGGTCTCGTTTCAGGGCCCTACTTTTCTGCTGTGGCATCATCTCAGCTATGGGTGCACATGGTATCCCAGCTTGGCCCAACCGACGGCACCACTGATTGGGTAACCAAAATATGGAAAGTGGATGATGATAACAATCAGATTCCCGGCACTGAACAGTCTTTTTCTTACAGCGTTGATAACCCATATAACGTCACCACAAAAACTTACTACAACACTTACAAGCTAACGCCGGCGGCTGGTGCCGGAAGGTATGCAGTCTCTTTTTACCGCACGAACAACTCCAATTCCGGCAACAAGCTAACGGTCGAGGCCATTCACTCTGTGAACATCAGATCAAATGTGGTCTATCAAAATGACTGCATTGTGCGGGTGACGGTGAAGGGAACAGAGAACGCTACAAGCGAAAGAGAGAGGAAATACAACGCGCTGATCAATCGCTATGTCATCAGTTACAGCGCTACAACACAAGCAGTTGATTACACGCTCCGCCCCTCTAGGAAATTCTCTGATATCGCCTTGTTTAACTGGCTAATAGTTGGAGGGCAGGCGGAAAGTAGCATCGACATTTACGGCCTGTACCAGATTCAGGCCAAATTAGATGCAAAAGATGATCGCCTCGGTTACTGCGATTACACATTCGATGACGAGGATGTTTCTCTCGGATCGCGTATGGAAACCATTTGTGATGCCGCTGGAGTGAGTGTTTTCTGGGATGATGGGGTGCTTTCATTCACTCTTGATGAAAAGCGCGACAGACCTGTAACGGTCTTCAATCGAGCCAATACAGTCCAGGCGGGATATTCACTTAGCTATGAAATGTCTTTGCCCGGTGATTACGATGGTGTAGAGGTTCAGTATCGAGACCCCAACACCAATAAGCAGGCGTTTGTCCGCTACCGAGTAGTTAACAACCAGATCGTACTTGGGCAGCCAGCGAAAGCTAAAAAGTTTGAGATGATGTATATCCGCAATGCCTTTCAGGCTGATTACCGAGCCCAGAAGGAATGCAGAAGATTGCTTTACTCACGTATGAGCATGGCTATCACCGCTCTGGCAGATGGTGAGTGGGTAAACGTTGGCGACATGGTTCAGGTGCCGGACACTTACGACACTAACCAGCAGGCCGGTTATATTGTTTCCCGCAATGGCAATACGTTTGAAACAAGCGAGCGCATCAACTTCTCTGGCACGATGTTTGTCGTTATTACCGATTCGCTGGGCAATAGTTCTGCCAGATATGCCGCCACGCCGCGCACCGATACCGCATTTGGGTTCATTGCTGCGATTCCTGACGTGGCGCTCAATATCTTCGACGGATATGATGTTCAGTCACCTTCCCGTTATGTCATTGCCACAACGGAAGAACTCGATGCCACGCGATGGGTGATCAGTGAAAAGCAGCCTAACAGCGACGGAACCACAGCATTAACGCTCGCGGAATACAGTGACCTGATATACCCCTGATAGAACTTAATCCAACACAGGCCAACTATTGAGTTGGCTTTTTTTATGGGAAAAATATGGCTACGCAACCGACTCAGAACCCAGTACCAAGCGAATCGCCACGCGACTTAAAGTTTAATGCCGGAAAAATAGACGAGTTTGTAACATCAACACAAGATTCTTATACAGACCGATCCGGTAGAAAGCATCTGACTATTAGTGGCATAGAAGCAAAAGCAAACGAAACGATTGTTGATATCCAGAATCGCGGCGATGATCTTATTGAGAAGTCGCAAATGGAATTAACCAATGCCCTTATGTCAATAGGGTATGTACCAGTTGATAGCTTTGAGGCTGGTGCAAATCTAACATTGAGAAACCAGATACTCCATTTACTTAGCAGTGGAGATTATTTCCGCTGGGATGGTAGCCTGCCAAAAAATGTACCTTCTTCTTCTACACCAGAAACATCTGGAGGAATTGGGGCAGGGAAGTGGGTAAGCGTTGGTGATGCATCTCTTAGGAATGAGTTATCACGAGGCCAGTTCAAGATTGAAGGTGCAACGTCAGCTTACTATGTTCCCGGCTTAGTGATGAATACTACAACCGATAATAGAAACGCGGCATACGCTTTCAATGGAAAAATCTATATCCCTGGGAACGTAACGATTAGATGCAACCTTTTACCTACTGACGATGTAAGAAAATTCACTGGCATGGGTAAAGTCTTGACCAAAGATGTATTTGGGAACGAGCAAGTTTTTGATGTTGGGCTGGCAACTAACGGGCCAAGTGAAACGCCGAGAATGAGACTTAACTCAGCTGCATTCAGAAAATCAACAGTGTCTGTAGGTATCATCGGCGACAGTATAACTGATGGGTTGAATACTATCGGTTATGTGGCTAATCCATATGACTCAACCACAAATAACTTAAGCAGCACTAATTATGACCATATGTCTAACGGTGGGGCAAATAGCTGGTTTAGATGGTTTGTGGAGACTTTGGGGTTGGCTCACTTTGGGTTAGTAAATAAATTCAACAACATTAAAGGTTATAACGCAGCTCATGTAGGTGCAGGCTTTATTGATGGGTGGGCGTATAGAAACCTTGATTACGGCTTTTTTCAAAACGCTGCATATGAAAAGAAAATGCCAAACATCGTGATGGTATCTATGGGTGAAAACGACGCTATTCAGACGTTTACGCAAGCTGCTCTCATTGACCTGTACGACGCTTTCATTAGGAAATGCTGGGGTTATGGAGCTACAGTAGCGGTCGTAGGTATACCAATGGGGCATATTGGGCGCATGGAGGTTGAGAGATCCGTCAAAGCATCCCTTCACGACAAGTACCAACTTGTTGAATATCTAGACTTAAGTAAAGCTATCGATGACAGCATGAACAATCTAGGGGTAGGCGGTAACGGAGGTGATGCTTTATCGCTGCGCAATAGCGCTTGGGACGTTACTCACCCTGCTCAGGCTACGCATTATAGAATGGGAGGTTATGGTGCCTACCTCTTCTCGCCTCAACGCTTCATTGAAGCTAAGCCGGACACAAAATTTCTCCCGGTTACCCACGATAAATTTATCGTAGAGACATCCACTGGAGAGTCTGGTAGCGCAACATCAGCCACTAGTAATCCGGAGAGCATTCCTGGCTCTACCGATAATGACACCAACAGTATGATCGCAAAATATGCTTGGTGGCCTTATTCAAGCTTAAATAAGGCACTTTATATGCGATTCATGATCTGGTGTGATTCAGACCAGAGCGTAGACTTAAGTACTTTTTATATTACACCTAGTATTTATCCATCTGGTACTACAAAGTCTATTTTCTGCCGACTATCCCACCAGGTCAGGTCTGATGCAGCAACAGACCCTTCATGCATCGCATCTATAGGAACCGAGATTGAGCCTGTAACAGGAACGGCTGGTTACGATTACAGAACTTGCCATATTGCACGCCTTAAGAGAGGCCTGAACATTTTTGAAGTTATACATGCAAATGCGGCAACTTACGCTGCATTACCTATGCTTTATTTCAACTCGGCTCATGCATTAGGATTTTCTAGAGAAATGGCTGGTATTACGGGTTTTTCATCTGGAAGTATAATGTCTCTAGATGGACAAGCGCCTAGTATCACATATCCAGCGGCACTGACTATCGCAGGGAGATCCTATCAGGATGAAGCCCCGGATTATTATCAGTGCGGCAAGGGCGGTGTGGTGCAGATTGCTACTTTTGACCTTGTCAGCCCTCTATCAAACTTTTCGGTAGTGATGCGATATAAGCCATCTAGGAGCCAATATGTGATTGTTGACTTCACTGGAAGCGCTGGAGCTTACCTAGCTAGGACGCAAATCAAGGGCCCTAATGGCCTAGCCACGCAAACCACGCAAATATCAGACGCTCAATATAATTATGCAAATGGAGGAGGTAAATTTACTGTAATCAGTAAAATTGATTCTACAACTGTGGTGTTTGAGGATATAGCAGCCATCCCATCATATGTAACTATCCCTGGAGGACTAACGGGAGGCACTATGGCGGCAAGAAGGTCTAACTCAAACACTGCTACCGCATTCAGATGTGTTAGCGCCGCCATGCATTTTACAAGCGGTGTTAGCGCATCTAGCAACCTACTTCAGACGCCAGTTTAAGGTCATTATCTGCGCGCCATAAGATTGGCGCGCAGCTCAATAAATCATTAGCATAGATAACAAATGTGTGCTATAAATCATCATCTTTACATAAACCTTACAAAAATCCATGCTTGAGATATCAACCAAAGATCAATCAATTGCAACCGTGAGAAATGTGAATGTGGAGTTGCTTAGGTGTATAGCAATCTTATTTGTTATATTAATACACCTGTCATCTCCATTCTTCTACAATAAATCAATTTTTGAAGATCATTCTCACTACTGGATTATCAACAACTTTTATTATGCATTTTCAAGATTCTCAGTTCCAGTATTCTTCATGGTAACTGCTCACATATACTTCAAAAGCAATGGAAACTACAACATAGTAAAAAGATTAAATAAGTTGATAGTTCCTTTGTTGTTTTGGTCAGGCGTTTATTTTTATTATGGGGATTATGCTGGAAGCCATGGTGTTATAGAATATTTTAAATCGTTGATATTCAGTAGGACGAGTACGCATTTGTGGTTTATTCCGGTTTTTATAGGGTACATAGTCCTTCTGCCATTAATGAAATCATATTTTGTGGACTCTAAAGATAATGGAAAGTTGATAGTAGGGTGTTCAATAATATTTTATATCTCAATAATTCCATTTATAGCTTCATGCTTGACAGCTATGGGGTATGACTCTAGCTTCATATGGGGTGTAAAGCAATATAACGTATCAATAGCAGAGTTCATGGTATTCCCTATAGTTATATTTTTTTCACCGCTAGTCAGGGACATGAAGTCATCAAGTTATATTCTGATGTTTATTATTACTTGCACAAGCATAGCTATACTTAATATGTATTCATCTTATGCGCAATCATTAGCAACTGAGTCGTTTTTTAATTACACCTCCCCTTTGGTGATTTTATCTGCGCTGTGCACATATAAATATATTTTGTCTATAAAAATTAATAGCATGAAAGCTATAAAAGCAATTAATATGCTAGGCTCACTTTCATTTGGGATCTATCTTAGTCATATCATGGTAAGGAACATATTGCAGCACTATGAACTAATATCATGGTCTAGCCCAATTATTTCACCAATAGTTAACACCATTAGTATTATTATAATTTCAGCAATCATTGTGTTCATAATCAAAAAAACTCCTTATATTAAGGCTATATGCTGAAACTGTATAATTTCTTATGCTTAGTCGCGGAAAGGTATTGGTTAGCTATGCCGTCCTTGATTAAAGAATGAAAAAGCCCCGGCGACGGGGCAGCTTTAGACCGCGTCCATTTGCATGCAGGCTGCGGGGTTGTGTGATTAAAGCTTAGTCACTCACTCCGTGCGCACACACCTAAATTCCTTTCCGCACCAATCGCTTCGCAAAAACTTCCATCAGTCAACTTGATCGATCCTGCCGATAAATATTACTGTATATGAATACAGTGTTTTCATCTCAAGGGGGTTTCTCATGGGCTTTCCGTCACCGGCGCAGGATTACGTAGAGAGTCGGCTCGACCTTAACGAATTAATGGTGCTGCGCCCGGCTGCTACGCTTTTCATTCCCACAGTGGAAGGTCTGGTGCTGGTCGATAAATCAGTGAGGCCGAAAGAGGGTGACGTCATTTACTTTGAGGCGTGGGGAACGTTTCAGATCGGCAGAATGGGAAAGCACGACATTGTGTGCAGCCATGGCGAGAGCATCGAAGGTGACGCGCTTGAAGATGTGGTCATTGTCGGCATCGTGACATTTGAGGTTCTGCACATGCACGAGGAGAGCAGGCCGACGATCTGAAGGCGTTACAATTCGCTCTACCCTCATTTATAACACCACGCTAGAATACCTTCCTGCTTCTTCGCATTGTCTGTATAAAAAGAGGCCAGCAAAATTAAAACAGGATAACCAGCAGGATAAGAAATCCGGTGATAATGATGAAGGTCTATAAAATTCATAAGGTTGCGGCTTAAATGCGGATATTGCTGAGTAACGA